AAGATTTGCACCACCAAACTTTACTATATTTGACATTACTTTACCTCAAGTTTAGAGAACGCGGCCCGCAACTGCGAACCGACTTGCACCACTGACGGGCGCGGATCTGACTCCGGCGCGATAGTGTTGCCCGATGAGATAGCGGCGACGTGATCTTTAGGTAATGCCAGCTTATGCTTTTTAAGCGCCTTTTCGGCTTTCGCTGGCGAGATCAACGCCGTCTCTATCAATTCCGAATCATCAAGTCCCATTTTTCTAAGAGCTTCCAATGCGCCTTCTTCATCGACCCATTGTCTGATCGCGCGCTTTGGCACAAGTTTAAATCCTGGGATTGTAATGTTGTTTTCAAGCGCCTGTTGCGCCAATTCTCTAACGGCTTTGATCCAATCTTCAAGACGGTCTGCCATAATGAGTGCATTGCTGTAGCCTTCAGGCGTTATGTTGTTAAGTTGTGTTTTCAAGGCGCGCTCCACTTCGCCAGAGAGTAATGGACACATAGCTTTTGCCGCACACCAACGGCACCAATCGCCTGCGTTAAGCGGCGCGTTAGGCATGAACGCAAGCTGCACAGCGTCGTAAAGATCGCGCTCAAACTGTTGGATGCGCTCTTTAGTCGTCGTCCAAACGCGAACGCTTGGCGGCTGAACTATGTAAAGTTTTACTTCATCCGTTCCCTCAAACGCCCATTTCGTTTCGGGCGTTCGCATGGCTGCGGCTGTGTAAAAAAGAAGCTGATCATTTTCTTCGGGAAAGACTTGAACCCAATCACCAAACTTCCAATCAACCAAAATTGTAGAAGACCGTAAACGACCAAGAAGGTCACAGGAGCCAAAGACGTTTGCAAGAAAATCCCCAAAATGCACCCGACATTCCGTTTGAAATTCGAGTTGGTTATCTGGATCAATTTCGCCTAATGCTGCAATGGCAAAATCAAGTTTAGCGCGACCCTCAACACTAAGAGGAAGATCATCTGCATTAGCATCGAAGGAAAGAACTTGGTGAACCGCGTCATGTAGTTTCGTTCCATCGTCAGCGTATTTAGATGAGGGTTTAGGAGGTGCGTTCTGGCATAGCTTCACACTGCCAGGACACTGAAGGACGCGCTTCGCAGTTGAACCGCCGACTATATTACTGTGCATATGAATCTACCTTTCGTGATTCGGAGACTAGACTGTAAAAGAATTTTATGCAACAAGTTTTTCATGGTTGATTTGGAAAAAGATGTGGAACGCTACTTTGTCAAGACAGTTCAATCACTTGGCGGCGTTGCGTTTAAATTTAACAGTCTCTCAAACCGTGGCGTTTCTGACAGAATTGTCTGTTTACCCAATGGCGAGACGTGGTTTGTAGAACTGAAAAAGGACGGCGGCAAGCTATCCGCGTTGCAAAAGTTGTTTGCCGACGACATGCGTAAATTGAATCAGCGTTATGCGTGCCTTTGGAACCGCGAACAAGTGGACAGGTGGGCTTGTGAAATTACGACCGTATCAAGATGAAGCCGCAGACTTTTTATTTGCGCGCGACCGCGCAATGATTCTTGCGCCCGTCGGCGCAGGAAAGACCGCGATCACATTAACTGCAATGACTGAACTGCTTGCGCGTGGTCTTGTTGATCGTTGGCTAGTGCTTGCGCCCAAGCGCGTTTGCACTGATGTCTGGCCTGTTGAAGGCAAGAAATGGTGTCCAGAGTTTGAAATCGCCGTTGCCGTCGGAACGCCAGCGCAACGCAAAGCCGCCTTTGATTCAGACGCAGACATCGTGGTCACAAACTATGACAATATTACTTCACTCGATCTTAGTAATTTTACTGGCTTTGCTGGCGTTGTATTCGACGAACTTACGAAGTTAAAAAATCCAAGCGGCAAAAGGTTTAAACACCTATGGGGCTTGATTGATAAGTTTAACGTGCGTTGGGGTTTGACAGGATCGTTCACGTCGAACGGCCTCGAAGACGTGTTCGGCCAATGCAAGATCATAGATCAAAAATTATTAGGCCGCAGCAAAGGCGCGTTTCTGCAACAACACTTTCACCTTATAAACCGCGAGTTTAACCAATGGGCACCAAACAGTAACGCGCTTGAATACGTGATGGCCGCGATCAAGCCTGTGACTTATGTGCTTGAGCCTGGGGAATACAAAGACAAGTTGCCACCGCTCAACATTGTGAAGATGCGCTGTAGCATGGACGATTATGACGTTTATCTTGCCATGAAAAAGAAATTTGTCTTGGAGTTACGCGAACAAGTGATCTCCGCGCCGACAGCGGCGGTAATGACTCAGAAACTGCAACAGCTCGCGGGCGGGTTTGTTTACGGCCCAGAAGGCCCGACGCGGATTTCAGATCACAAGTTCGACATGCTAGAAGATATTCTTGACGAAAACCAACACGACAACACAATCATTGTCTACAATTACCAAGAAGAACTTGCCGAACTTAAACGACGTTATCCACAACTCTCTACAATGGACGACAAAAACGTCGTTGACAAGTGGAACAAAGGTGAACTCGAATTATTAGCCCTGCATCCAAAGAGCGCAGGTCATGGGCTGAACCTGCAACACGGCGGCAATAAAATGATCTGGCTGTCATTGCCGTGGTCGCTAGAACTTTATGAACAGACAATCGGGCGCATACATCGCGGCGGACAGACAAAAGATGTTTGGTGTTACCTCATCATGTGTAATGATACTATTGACAGTGGGATTTTAGAGGCGCTGCATAACAAGCGCAAAATAGCGGAGTTAGCCTTAGATGAATTGGCGTGAACTAAACGAAGTTATCAACGGCTTTACAGAACAAGAGGTATGGAACCTTTTGGCGGACGAGCGCCGAAACGCTCGCAGGTCAACGGTGCTCATCAGACTACATCAGCGATTTACAACGCTGCGTATGATGCGCGAACGGGCCGAATTAATAGGGGAAATAGATGAATCCGCACGATCTACTACAACAAGCCAGCGAAATCATAAGCGAGCGCGGTGAGAACTACGGTGGAATTGAGGATAATTTTCAGCTTGTTGCTGATCTGGCAAGCCTGCGTCTGGGCCGCGATATTCATCCCTTTGAGGTAGCGACCATCATGGTCTGCGTTAAGAACGCGCGCGCCTTCAGTGATCCGACGCACATCGACAGCCGCCTTGACGCGATGAACTATGAAGCGTTCGCGGCGATGTTCGCCAATGATTACGTGAGTCAGAAGGCCGCTACCGGCGCTAACATCGGCTACAAGAAGCGCGCTAACCTAACGCCCGCTAAGAAAGAAGAGTTAAAGCCGACACGCCGCGCGGAGCTTGCCGTAATCGACGATAAACTGAGCCGTTTCGGATCCACGGAGCCGCCGAAGTTCAGCGGCAACGGCGCGCTGTTGAGCGACTGAGTATTGAGCGAGTGGCGGGCATGACCCGCCGCTCGTTGACTGGCAACTAGAAAGTGCCGTTGTCAAGATCAGAAATAGTATCGTCCACGGTTTTTGGGGCCATGACAACATTGGTCTGTTGTGCTTTCAGTTTAGCTTGCAGATCCATACGACGTGTGACTTCCTCACGCCGCCCACGATCATAAGCATCAGCGATTAACATTTTAACGCCGCCGTAAAGCACCGTTAAAAATAAGCCAATTAAGATAGCAGTTGTCATGCGCCCGTGACGTTAAAATCTTTAGCGCCGATAAGACCAATAGCAATCAACGCAGCTTGCAAAGAAGGCCAGTCAAGCGTTTTAGTTTGCCAAGCGTTGAAGAGGACACCAACGAGAGTGAGAATGCCCGGGATGGTGGTTTTCCAATTCTTAATCATTCGAGTGCTCCTCTAAAATAAATGCCAAGCATAAATGCTAGTTTCGCAACATATGACGCCGTAAGAGCGACAATGATTCTATTTAACAAGCGCTATGATCTGTGCTTTAACGTCTGCGATACGCGCAGACCAGCCCTTGCCAAACGTAGACCAGATCGACAGGGATTGCATGAACGCAAGGCGTTTATTGGTCACGGCCATAGCGACGTAGGTTTTGGTAGCCTGGATTGTTGCAGGGCCGATCTGACCGTCTTGCGTAACGCCGACAACAGCTTGAAGCGTCTTAGCTGCGCGGCTGACTCCGCTATTCACAGCAAAATCGAACACAGCAAAATCAACGCCGTCGGGCAAATTATCTCCAGAAACACGATCCCAATAGAGGTTCTTGTAAATCGCCGCAACTTCCGAATCAACAATAGCGCGCACGCTTTGCGTTGAGAGATTCTGCGACTTGCGCCAAGCATCATAGACTGCTTGCGTAACGCCCTTATTCGTCGGGCCTCCTGGGTCTTTCGGATGGTCAACGTAGCCGCCCTCATATTTAAGAACTTGTTTGAGAGCTTGCGCGTAGTTCTCTTTCATCGCCGGTCTGCTTTCTGGCTTACAAGATCTCGAATGGTGTCGAGTTTTGCAAACACTTGATTGAGCACGGTATTAAATTCTTCGCGTGTGATGTAACGACCAGCAACAAGCACCTCGATTTCACCAACCTTTTCGGCCAGTTCTTTATCGGCAACTTGCAAGTCTTTGACAGCGCCCCAGACGGTATTCAATACCCATCCGCCCAGGACGCCGATAACGCCTACGGCGACATCAAAGAAGACTTGGATTTCGCTGTTCATTGCGGAGCCATCGCGTTTACGCCTTGCGCTATTGCAGGCAAGCCAAAGTTAGCAGGTGCTAAAGGCGCAGCAAGTGCGCCGCCGCGCGTTGAAGCGGCTAGATTTCTCATAGCCATGTTAGCCAGTATATTGCGACCGCCCCGCGCTAATAAACCACCGGCAGCTAAACCGCCCATAGCGGCAGGAATTAAAGGCATACCAGCCGTCGCGCCAGCATAACCGATACCGCCTTGGATGCCGCCTTTAAGAAGACCAGGGACACTTAATGATGGGGCAAACCTGCTAAGACCGCTGACAAAACCAGGCGCAAATTCACCTGCCGCAATCGACGAAATAGCTTGCCGTTGTTCTGGCGTAAAGCGATTTAAACGTGCAGGACTGCTTGCAATGCGACTCATTTGAGTTTGAATAACAGAGCCAAAGTCAGCTTTAGGTTTAGCTGCGCGCGAAACGGCTTGTTCAATTTCCGCGCTTTGGCTCATCATTTTATATTTACTGATAGCGTCTTGGAAAGTTTGCGTGATCTGCGTTGGGTCAAGAACGGCTTTGCTAAATACAGTTGTCGTATTCGGGTCAGTTATGAAATCATCCAGCGCGTCGGTCATTATGCCGCCCATAGCGCGCTGTGTGCGCTGCGACGGATCGAAACCGCTGCGGAGTTCATTACCAATTCTCTTGCGAAGATCATGCAAATCTTTAATAGATGTCTTACCGGCGTCAGCTTTTTTCGTGATTCCGTTAAGAATAGACATGACCTTGGGGCTGCTTGCCGGATCATAGTCAGCTTCTAATTGCAATTCTAAACGATCTCTAAAATCCTTAACGGCTGAAGGCTCATACTCAAGTCCAGATCTTTTAACCGCGTTAAACGCTGCGTCGGCCTCTCGCCCAAGTTGTTGCGTAGATGGCAAACCAATATTTTGAAGCGTGGCCGAAGCGGTGCGCCCAACTTTATTAAGTGTGCTAACTGACTTACCGGCAGCAACGCCGCCAAGAATAGCCGCGCCAAATTGCGTGTAAGGATCCGCGCCAGCTTGTTGCGCTGCTTCAGCCGCGACAGGCGCTGCAATACCCGCTGCCGTTTGCGCGACTGGTTGCGCGGCTAATACGTTAAGCGCTGCCGGAGCTGCGCGCCCTGCCGATGACATCGCGTTAATGGCTGATCGTGCAGCGCCTGCGCCGGTCGCCGCGCCAAGACCGCCTTCAACGCCAGCGGCTAACATGCGCTCTTGCGGCGTCTGCGGCTGAAATTCTTGCGGAAGCGCCCCGCGAATATACTCGAACGGTGTTTTGACGGGTTTATAGCCAGTCGCGCTTCGCGCAACATTATAAAGATTGCCGACAAGTTCAGCGCCGCCAAGTAACGCCGCGCCGCCTAAAGCCGCCGGAATCGCTGCGCCGCCACCTAATGCCGCTGCGCCCATGCCGCCTAACGCGCCTACAACTGTCGGCGCTGCCGCGCCCATAGCTACAGGAACTGCGCGTTCGGCAGTCAAACTTTTCTCAGGTGCGGTGCCGCCGTGTTTGGCTATTAAAGCTGCATAGTCTACCGCGCTTGGTTCTGGCGCGGTGCCACCGTGTTTAGCAATGAGCGCGGCATAATCGACCATCTTTAGAGGCCCGCCTCTTTTCTAAATGCGTCCGCCGCTTCTTGGCTAGGGAATGGAACTGCGCCCATGCCAGGGACATTCACCGTGAAAGTCTTTGAGCCGCCTTCGGCTTTGAGTGTGCCGGTGCCAAAGCGTTTATCAAGATCGACTACAATCTTACGAAGAGCATCAATCGTCAGATCGCTTCCGCCAAGCATTTTCTTTTTGGCCTCAAGTTCAGCAATTGTATTACCTTCGCCGCCGGTCATTGTGCCAGTTTCGCGCAACATAGTTACATACTGATCTATCTTATTGATCGTAATGTCGCGCAGTTCTTGACCCGTTGGATCTATTGTGCGCGCAACGGCAGGCGGCACATTAGCCAAAGCGATCTTTTTACCGCGTGCAATCGGGCCTTCTTCTTTAGTTGGAAGAATACCTGCACGCTCTTGGTCTTCATAGGATGTAAGAAGATCTTTAAAGAACACTGTGTTCTTTTTCTTTAACGGCTGTTTTGCAAACTCTGCAAGTGTCATTGGTGGTGCCGCTGGAGCGGCCATCGCGTTCTGAATCGGCATAGCGCCGCCCGCCATCATGTTGATAGGCGGCACAATCTGCGGAGACATACCAAGAGCCGCAGGGGGCGGAGCGGCGGCAAATGATGGAACCGCAGCCGTTCCAGGCATTTCGCTACCGCGAATCGTCGCGGCTTCGCTCATGCGGCGTCCGCGATTAACTCCTTTGTTATCGTCGGCTAATGCTTCGACCGCGTTAGCTATAGCGTTCACGTTGCCGGTCTTAACAGCCGCCGCAACTTTGTTTGGTAGACTTCCGTAATTATAAGTGACAGATGTAAGCGCGCCTGCGACGTTTTCTGGTAGCCGATCCCAATTCTCTTGGCCTACCTGTGCGGCGGCTTTGGGGATAAATTCCGTTTCAATCCGGCGTTTAAGATCGCGTTCCGCGTCTTTTTGAGTTGTCGTCGTGCTTTTAGTGACAGGAACAACTTTGCCTTCTGGCGTTGTTACCGTGTCGCTGCCGTAACCGACGCGCTGTGCGTTAACGTCAAAATATGGCTTCTCTCTAAACCCTTCAAACTTGCGGGTAAGATCCATACCGACTGCCGCGCCACGCGGCCCTGGCATACCATCAACAGGCGCAGCAACAGTAGGTGCCGCTTGCCCTGGTAACGTCAGCTCTTGGATTTGTGTGCTACCCTTTTCGCGGACGCCGATAATATTTCCGTCTTTGTCTTTTACTTCGACAAGATCTTTAGCCCCTGGCTGAAATGATCCGCTGACCATGCGCTCCGTTTGAGAGTATGGGTCGAAGATAAACGTAGCCTTGCCGACTTTGCCGTCTACCATCGTGTCGCGCTCTTTAGGCGCGGTCACTTTCATAAAGTCATCGTGCGAGGTAAGTAGATCGCGTTGCGTCTGC